CTAAAGCAAAGTAAAAATGCCTGGCATGCAGTTCCTGATGGCGCTGGCGCTCCGGATGGGCCGCACGCTGGGCGAACTGCGACAAACCATGACGGTTGGCGAATTCAGGATGTGGGCTGAATACGACCGTATCAGCCCAATCGGCGATATTCGCGGCGATATTCTCAATGCTCAGCTGGTATCTGCGGTTTACGGAGCGCAGGGCGGTAAAGTCACCATTGAAGATGCTCAGCTTCAGTGGAGCGCAGAAGAGGATGAGGTAAACGACGGCGGCGATCCCTTTGCAGGATTAGAGGCTGCATTACTTTCAGCAGCCAAATAGTAGAAGCCATGCCTTCATTAATCTAAGTATTTTCATAAAGCAAGGTCAGGTAGTCTGGATTTTTGTGATTTTTCTGTGATATTGTGTTTCTGATTGAAACAAAGGGAACTTATCTAATGAAAAAAATTTTTACGGTGTTATTTGGCGCATATCTACTTACTGGTTGCGCCACTATAGTTGGTGATGATACGCAGCTCGTTCAAGTCAATAGTGATCCTGCAGGGGCTGACTTCCAAATCAAGGATGATGCAGGGCGAGTCGTTGCGCAGGGCAAAACACCTCAAGGCGTTACTCTGGCAAAATCTGATGGGAGTTATTTTGGTAAAAAGAACTATCAGGTAACACTATCTAAGGATGGTTATTCAGCAGTTACACTACCTATTAAAGCTAGCGCCAATGGTTGGTACATTGGTGGAAATATCGTGTTTGGTGGATTAATTGGATGGTTGGCAGTTGATCCTTTCAATGGCGGAATGTATACGCTGAAGCCTAAAGAAACAAATGCTATTCTTGCACCTCAAGCTAAATAAGTTAAAGGTGTATTAAGGCTCACTTAACTCAGCAAAACACTTATACGAATTTTTATAAACCGCTTCGGCGGTTTTTTTTTCGTCTGTGGGGAAAGAAATGGCAACCTTACGTGAGCTTATTATAAAGGTTTCTGCAAACTCTCAGTCTTTCCAGACCGAGATTTCCCGCGCATCACGCATGGGGTCTGACTATTATAAGACAATGCAGAATGGTGGCCGTCAGGCCGCAATCGCAGCAAAGGAAAGCCAAAAGGCACTTTCCGAGTTAACGGATGGATTTGCTTCTGCTGGTCGGGCCGCTACGGCAGCAGCAGCTGCATTTGCTACTGGTAAATTAGTTCAAATTGCTGACCAGTGGAACTCCGTAAACGCAAGACTTAAACAGGCTTCGGTTTCCTCAAACGATTTCACTTTATCTCAGACTCGTTTAATGGCGATTAGCCAGAGTACGGGTACTGCTTTTACTGATAACGCTAATTTATTTTCACGCGCTGCAGCATCAATGCGTGAATTTGGCTACAGCTCAGATGAAGTACTCAAAATCACCGAAGCGGTATCAACAGGACTAAAGCTATCTGGTGCAAGCACAGAAGAAGCCGGTTCTGTTATTACCCAGTTTAGCCAGGCGCTTGCTCAAGGTGTTTTGCGTGGCGAAGAGTTTAACGCGGTTAACGAAGCTGGGGATCGTGTCATCCGTGCCCTGGCTGCTGGTATGGGGGTTGCCCGAAAAGATCTTAAAGCGATGGCTGACCAGGGGCAACTCACGATTGATAAAGTCGTACCAGCATTAATCAGCCAGTTAGGTGTGTTACAGGGGGAGTTTTCCTCTTTGCCGCCGACAGTGTCCGGCTCAATGCAAAAAGTCACTAACTCGTTTATGGCATGGGTTGGTGGAGTGAACCAGGCGACTGGCGCGACAGACGCGCTTTCTGGCGGTCTTGATGGGCTGGCAGGTACACTGGACTCTCTTACATCTTCTGCTGTCAGCGGGGCCCTCAGTGACGTAGCAGATAATATGTCACTAATTACCACTGCTGCTGGTGGCCTAGTTGGGATCGGATTGGCCCGGTATCTTGGCGGAATTGTTACCAGTGCAAGCAGTGCTACTGGCGCACTTATTTCAGCGGCAAAATCTGAGGTAGCTCTTGCCGTCGCTCAGGAAAAAGCCGCGCAATCTTCTGTTGCCGCTTCCCGCGCCGCCGTTTACCGCGCCCAACAAGCCCTTCAGAATGCTAAAAGTGCAGATGTTCAGGCTGCACAACAGGAGAGGGTTGCAGCCGCAGAAGCAAAGGTTACTGCTGCACAAGGTCGATTGACTACTGCCCTCGCCACCGGGACAGCTACAGAAAAAGTACGAGCACGAACAGCTCTGGAGCGGGCTCAGGCTGGGCTTGTAGCTGCAAAAAATGCCGATGCACAGGCTATTGCAGAAAGAAAACTTGCTGCAGCGCAAGCGGCGCTTAGTCGTAATATTTCAGGTAGGGTTTCTGCTCAAAATAATCTTAACAGCGTTACCTCTGTCGGCACCCGGTTGATGAGTGGGGCTCTTGGGCTGGTCGGTGGTATACCCGGGTTAGTTATGCTGGGTGCGGGCGCATGGTACGCTATGTACCAAAGCCAGGAACAAGCAAGAAAATCAGCTCAGGAATATGCCAGCCAAATAGATCAGATCAGAGAAAAAACCTCCTCAATGACCCTACCTGAGGTCGATAGTAATCGAAGATTAACGGTTGAGGCGATGCAGGAGCAAAAACGCCTAATCGAAGAGCAAGAACAAAGTGTAAAAAAACTTAACGGACAAATAAATGATTTAAATGAAAGTAGAAGCAAACCAGGTATTACTCAAGAAAATGATTTAAATATTACAAAGGCTATTGCAATTTTGACCGAGCAGGTTGTCGTAGAAGAAGACAAGCTTCGTCAGATGCGAGAAAAATCCAGCGATATATTAAAGGCACTTGAGGAGAATGAAAGAAGAAGAAATGATCTTATAAAAGAAAGAGCATGGCGGCAAAATGCAGAATACCAGAGTCTAATATTGATGACTGGTAAGTATTCCGAAGTTAACCGGTTACTTGGATTAGGAAACCAGCTTTTAATGGAACGGCAGGGCTTGGTAAATGTTCCAATGCGAATGCCTCAGGCTGATTTAACATCACAGCAAGCCAATGCACTGGAAAAAAGCCGTCAGGACCTTGAATTATCGAAGCTTAAAGGAGAGGCAAGAGAGAGAGCCCGGTTAGGTTATGCCGCTGACGAATTGGGGCTTAAGGATGAACCTCAGTTTAAAACTAACCGAGATCTGTTTATTAATCAGGGGTTGGCGAAATGGCAAAACGATGAATCCAATAAGCCCACCCGGAAAGCGCCAAAAAGCGAAGAGGTTAAAGCGGCTGAAAAGACAGAGGACGTTTACAAGCGCCTTATTAAACAGCAGCAGGAACAAATTTCACTGGGAAGCCAGAATACCGAACTGGCTAAAATGAAATATCAGGTCACGCAGGGTGAGTTAGCCTCTCTTGAGCAAGCTAAAAAAGAAACTCTTCTGCATAATGCTGCGCTTATCGATCAGAAAAACATTGCTGAACAGTTAAAAACGTTCCGCGAGGGGCTGGCTGACAGTAATGCCGCTGCGCGTGACCGGGGGAATATCGATTTCCTCGGCGCGGGACTGGGGGATAAAGCCCGTGACCGAATGAAGGAAATGGCGGATATTCGCGCTGATTTTCTCAGGCAGCAGCGTGACTTACAACGTGATTTCAGTCGTGGGCAGATTTCCGAAGACCTGTATAAAAAGCAAACGGAAGCGCTTAAAGCAGCGCTTGCCGAACGCCTGGATATTCAGGAGGAGTATTACAAAAAAACCGATGAACAGCAGTCAGACTGGCGGGCAGGGATCAGCGATTCCCTGATGAACTATGCCGATCAGGCTTCTGATCTGAGTTCAATGGCTGCTACTGCAACCAGCGAAATTCTGGATGCCACCACTAACTCTATCTCCAACAACCTGACAAACGTCCTGACAGGCGCTGCTTCTTTTAAAGAAGGGATGTCGAATATTTTCTCCTCCCTGGGCGAAACGGTGATTAAGACGCTGATCCAGATGGCAACACAGGCATTAATCACCAAAGCGATTATGGCGTCATTTGGCGGCGGAGCGGGTGGGTTGTTCGGTAGTCTTTTTGGCGGTGCCAGCGGTGCGGCAAGTAGTGGGAGTGCTATTCAAAGCGCGGGAGCTAATTTTTCATTCAACGCTCTCGGAGGCGTTTACGATTCTCCGTCACTTTCTGCCTACAGCAATGGTGTTTACAGCACTCCCCAATATTTTGCGTTTGCGAAAGGAGCGGGCGTGTTCGGTGAAGCGGGCCCGGAAGCGATTATGCCCCTGACCCGTGGCGCTGATGGTTCGCTGGGGGTTAAAGCTGTAGGGTGGGAATCGCCGGCGGTACAGAACGCTGCGAGGCAGCAGCAGGAAAGACAACTTCTTTCAACTGGTGACATCAACATCAATTACAACCTCACTGGTAAACCGGATGATGTGATGATGCAGACATTGGATGCCCACGGCCGCCGCCTGGTTAAACAGATAAAATCTGAACTGACGAGCGACGTAAACAATCCTCAAAATGCCTTCGGCAGAGCACTTTACTCCAACCTTCAGCCCAAAAAACCACGATAACCTGCCCGGAGGGAATATTCATGGCAGATATTTTCTACCCGGACGAATACCTGCCCATGCCGCTTATGGACGGGTACGGGTTTAAGCCCATATCACCTTTGCTGCGAACGGAGATGACGTCCGGTCGCGCTCAACAACGAAGGCGATACACCTCAACACCCACCCAGGCATCGGTTAAATGGATTTTTAAAACTGATGCTCTGGCGCAGGTGTTTGAGGCGTTTTTCAGGGATGCGCTTAAAGATGGCCAGTCCTGGTTCTATCTGAAACTTCAGACTCCAGTCGGGGTAAAGCCCTATAAAGCCAGGTTCGTGGATATTTACGAAGGGCCGACGCTGGTCGCGCCAAAATACTGGCAGTACAGCGCAACGCTGGAATTATGGGAACGCCCGTTACCGCCTTCAGGCTGGGGAAATTACCCGGAATGGCTGGCGGGCCAGTCGTTACTGGATATCGCGCTAAACAGAGAGTGGCCGAAGCATGACAATTCTTGAGCGGCTATATGCCAGCAGCGGATCGGAGGTTATTAACGATACGTTGCAGATATCGGCAGGCGATGATAACTACTGGCTAACCAGTGGCTGGGATGACGTTTCCGTGATGCTGGAAAATGGTCAGCCGGCGACGTTTGAAGCCAGCGCGATAGATATCGCCTTACCAGCCAGGAACGCCGACGGGACACAGGATTTAAAGTTTGCTATCAGCAATATTGACGGACGGGTTTCTGAGGCGATCGATAAAATCCTGGATGAAATGAAATCAGCCACGCTGACATTCCGGCGGTACATTTCATCCGATCTGTCTGCTCCGGCATCATCACCGTATACGCTCGATATCAAATCCGGCTCCTGGACCCCGACAGCAGTTCAGGTCACGGCAGGCTATATGAATGTCCTCAAAACAGCCTGGCCCCGTAAACGTTACAACCTCGCCGAACATCCGGGCTTACGTTACTAACCTGAGGCAAATATGTTTAACCCTGATAAATACCGTTCTGTTAAATGGCAGAAGGGCGGTAGAGCCTACCCGCTACTCGACTGCTTCGGCATTGTGAATGAAATACGCAGCGACCTGGGGCTACCTGAATGGCCGGATTTTGCAGGTGTGACCAAAGACGGCGGGGGCCTCGACCGGGAAGCGAGAAAGCTGATGCTTTCGCTGAAACGTTGTGCCCCGTGCGAAGGCGCCGGAGTTGCTTGCTATTCGGGTTCAACGGTTTCCCATGTTGGGATTGTTGTGATGCTCGATAACCAGCTGCAGGTCGCGGAATGTAATCCAGGCTCGGGGGTTACGTTTCTGCCTCTGTCGCGATTTATCCGCCGCTTTAACCGCGTGGAGTTCTGGCAATGACGATAAAGTTTTACCCGTCCCGGCTACCGGGTGAACCCCTTGAAACGCACGAGCATGGTGTGCTGACGCTGCATGAGTGGATGAGCAGAAATGTCCCGAGCTATTCACAGGATAAAACTCATCCTGTCGTGATCGAGCTGAACGGCCAGGCAGTCCCCCCGGCGGAATGGCCGTTATGTTTGTTGCGGCCAGACAGTGACGTGCGGATATATCCCATTCCGTATGGCACGGGTCTTGAAATTGCCGCGTGGGTTTCGGTGGCCGTATCCATTGCGTCTACGGCCTATGCATTATTCTTTGCCCCAAAACCAGAGCTGGGCGGTTTTTCATCCAGTAACGCTTCATCGCTGGATCTGAACCCGGCGCGGGCAAACACCGCAAAACTCGGTGATCCCGTTAGGGAGGCTTTTGGGCGAAACCGGATTTACCCGGATTACCTGGTGCAGCCGGTAACGCGATTCGACCCCGCTGATCCCACCAGAATGACGGTAGAAATGTTTGTCTGCCTTGGATATGGACGTTTCTCCTATACCGGTGGAGATTTTCGGGTAGGGGAAACTCCGGCGTTGACCTTAGGCGAGGGCTTTTCATATACCAGCTATGGGCCCGGCGATAATGTGGCCGGGGCTCGTCGCAGTGAGATATGGTTCAACTCAACGGAAGTTGGGGGAACGTCGAGCGGCAGCGGCCTCGATATGGCTCAGACTGCCCCTGAAGCCAGTGATATCGTTGCTGATGCCATGACCGTCAGCGGTGCCTCTGTATCGTTTTCTGGCCTCGATGTCGATGATGATAATGATGAAGACGAGGATGAGAATAAACTTCCTCCAGGCTGGATCGCCGGTGCAATTGTCACCCTGAAAGCGCCAGTGAATTATCAGGTATCCATCGAGGGCGGTTTTAACGTGCTGACAGGCGACGTCGTGTCAGAGATTGCGCCATTCAGCGGAATGCCTGTCACCCTAACGTTTAACGGTACTGACTATGACCTGCAGATCGCCACGTATACCCCTCACCAGGACGCCGTTCCGGGAACAGGGGGAGCGACTGCGGTATTACGCGCCAGTGCCTCGCCGTCAACGTATGACTTTACGATAACCAGCCAGACCTTTGCTCTGACCTGGCAGGGTATCACCTATACCATATCTCTGGTCGCCAACTACGGCACAATGTCTGGCTTGCTCGCAGCGATTAATGGCGGGTTGAATGGTTCGGGGCTCATTGCTCAGGATGATGGCGGCGTGATACGTATCGTCGAGATCTCCAGCCCCTGGCGTGGCGGTTCCATTACGTCATCTTTCCTGCCGGCGTCAGTATTTGGTGACAGCCCGGTATTTACTGCTGGTGCAGCCTCCAGCGGCGGAAGCCCTGCGGTAACAGCCAGCGTCACGCTGGCATACGATTCTGGCACTGCCTTTTCCGGATTGCCGGAAGGCACTCAGCGGATTTCCCTGGCGCATCGTGGCAACGAATACCAGATAACGTCTACTGATGGCCCCTCTGCGACCGTACAGCGTGTGGTTAACGGTGTCGTTGACAGCACCTGGTCAGGCTTTATGACCCGTACCGTCGTGGATTTTGCCGCGTCTGGTATTAACGATAATGAAACCTGGCTAGGCCCCTTTCTGGCCTGCCCGCAGAATGAAGTTGTGGACGCCTTCGAGGTCAACTTTGCTTTCCCAAACGGAATTTGCGGGTTCCAGAACAACGGGAATAAGCGGGTCCGCCATGTCGAGTATGAAATCCAGTATCGCGTTTATGGTTCCGGATCAGGGTGGACGAGTAAGCCAGGGGTTTACGCGCTTAAAAACATTAATGGCCTCGGTTTTACAGAGCGTTTTGATCTGTCCTCTCCTGGGCTGGTGGAGGTTCGATGCCGCCGCCGTAACGAGCAGGGGAGCAACAACGCGAGAGACAGCATGTTCTGGCAGGCGCTCAGAGGTCGTTTGCTTTCCCGTCCGGCCTCCTACGCTGGGATATCAACAATAGGGATCACGGTTGAAACCGGCGGCCAGCTGGCGGCGCAGTCAGACAAGCGTGTGAGTGTTGTCGCCACGCGGAATTATGATGGCGGTGGTGACAGGACAATCAGCGGTGCGTTCCTGCATCTTGCCCGCAGTCTGGGATATCGCGACGACCAGATCGACATTGCGGCGCTCAGTACGCTGGAGGCGACCTACTGGACGCCAAGGGGCGAATATTTTGATCACCAGGCAAGCAGTGACAGCACGTCAGCAAAGGATATTTTCGACAAAATAGCCGAGGCTGGCATGGGGTATTTTCTGCTGTCTGACGGGTTGCTTTCTGTCGGGAGAGAGGGCGTCAAAAGCTGGACCGGAATCATTACTCCCCAGGATACCGTCGAGGAAATGCAGACGTCATTCAGGGTCCCGTCGGAGGATGATTTTGATGGCGTGGATGTGAAATATATCAACCCTGTGACCTGGGCGGAGGAAACCGTACAGTGCCGTACGCCGGAAAATCCTTTTCCGCGCAAAACGGAGGCATATACCATTGATGTTGCCATGACTGCAGATCGCGCCTGGCGTATCGGGATGCGTCGGTTAATGAAATATCTCCACCAACGCCGAACGTATACGGCTACGACTTCAATGCTGGGATGGTGTCATGACTTCGGTGATCACATCATTTTGTCCGACGACATTCCAACCGGGAAAACCCAAAGTTGCCTGATTGACGCGATGATTTACGACTTCCAGGAAATCACGCTGCACGTCACGGAGCCACTGGACTGGAGCTACGCGAATCCTCGCTGCTGGATACAGTTTCAGGACGGTCGCCCATCATCGCGAATGCTCACGCCGCAACGGGTAGATGATTTCACGCTGACGGTACCGTACAACGACGACCTGCATCCCGGCGACTGGATTATGGACGACCCAGATATTGATCTGCCGAAGTTATTGTTCTGCGACAGTGAAAAGGGTGCGCGGCATGGGATAGTCCAGGAGGTTGCCCCATCAGGTGACAGCAACTGTCAGATTACTGCACCTGAATATAAAGAAATTTTCTACCAGTACGACGACGCCACATACCCCGGCGACGTCGCCTAAAACCACAAATTCCCCTAATTAACTCTTTTCGCTCAAACCCTCGTTTGGGCGAACACCGTTTTGGAGCAAAAAACATGGCCTTTAACCCGGAGCTGGGGAGCACGTCTCCCGCTGTGCTGCTTGATAACGCTGAGCGTCTGGATAAGCTGGTCAATGGGCCCGAGCTGACTGAGCCGGATCGCGCTGGCGTTGAGCTGGATACCTGGCGCGGAATGATGGCGAAAAATGATCAGGTTACTGAAGACGCCCGCAAGAGTATTACTGCGCTGGGATTACCCTATTCGACACTATCGGAAGCACAGGCAGCCGTGAACAATGGTCAGATACCGGTGGACTCAGTTTGCTATGTCCGCAGCACTGACGACGCAGTAGCAATTGAGTATTTAAACGAAGCCGGAATACTGGTACCCACCGGGAATGTGTTGCCCTCAGAAGAAACCATCGACAAAAAGCTCAATCAGCGACTCGTCCCTGGTCAATACCTGTCGACATGGTTTCCTGTTTTTTTCGAACGAAACAGAAATGTTTACGCGTGGTTTGATGGTGGACGTTGGGATGTTGCTGATTTTGGCGATAATGCACGAACCATCATTGAATCAGTACCTAACGCCTGGGCACAAAAATTTCTCCCCCAAGGGGATTACTCTCCAAATTACTTTCCGTTTGTTCACGACAGAAATGGAAATGTTTATGCATGGTTCCATAACGGCATGTATGACGGTTATGGATTTGGGCCAAATATTGAAAAGTATATCTTAAATCTTGTCGGTGGGGCTTCTGCACAATCAGACAGTTCATTTATTGAAGGAGGCCAGTATAAGTTCAACTTTAAAAAAGGTCGTGTTTTCAGTGGGCAGGCAGCGAGTGTTAATACCGCATTTTTTGGTGACTCATGGAACGAAAAAAACACGATTCCACAATCATTAATTAATGTTCTGGGAGGAATATTTAAAGACCCGGCCTGGATAAGTTGCTCTAACCGCGCTGATGGTGTCATGGCTGGCATATCGCCTGTCGTTGCAACAAACTTTACGAAATATGATGGAGGGAGTAATAACACGAACCCGCCACCGTATGGATGCGGACCTGATGGGAATGGGTATTACAATAACAATACTGTTGGGTCTCTGGCCTGGACCGGTATTACAGCAACCGATCTTTCAGTTTTCTATTATGATGGTTCCGGTTCGTTTACCATCACAATTGATGGCGGCACACCTGTAACAGTCAATGGTGCGAACACCGGAGCAGCTAAAAAGCACGATATCAGTGGGCTATCCGCAACAGCCCATAGCGTAACGATTCAGAGCCTGGGAAGTGGGGTTGTATCCATTTTGGGGATGTATGGAAAGAACAGCGCTGTGCGTTCCGGCGTAACGGTTTCAAGGATGGGGAATGGCGGGGCTATAGGAAGCGATTTCTTTAATTTTTCTGAGTGGATCAAACCTGTTGCTCAGTATCTCGATATTGATTTGTTGTTCGTCATCCTTGGTACAAACGATTTCAGGTTAAGCAAGGGGACAACGCAATATAAAAATGGTCTGGTGGAAATAATTACAAAGTTTCGGGAAGCTACGCCCGGTATCTGTATTTGCCTGGTGTCACCGGGTCACTGTAATGCAACTGGTACTCCAGCTCTGTCAGAGTACGATGCTGTCATGCGTGAACTGGCTGTTGAGTATAACGTCAACTTCATTAGTGGATATCAGCTATTCCCGAAAACGTACGATAACAGCAATGGGGCCTGGGAGGATGGTTTGCACCTGAGCTCTCTTGGCGCATATATATTGACAAATAAAATCAAAAAAGAATTTTTTCAGGAGTAATTATGCCTATTACAGCCATTTTACTTGATATGAACGGTCCCGTCATTCCGGGGATGAAAACCCTTGATGACTTTACTATTTCAAACTGGTTCGTCGGGCTCCCGGATGTCAGTGCAACACCGTTCGCTGGTTATTATTTTGGAGAGCCAGCGCCTGATATCACTTATAACTCCTATAACAAAAACGCTCCGGCCGTCATCAATGGTTCTCTGAATAATGCTGACGGTTATATCTCTGTTAACAATACTGATTATCTGGATACAAACCAGACAGCACCTTTGACGCTGACAATCTGTGGTGTGGCTAAACGGAATGCCGGAGGGGCTTCACTGAACGCCCATATGATCGCAGATTTTTCAGGTAGCGGTTCAGCCGCGAGTGGCTTTTCAATTGGCTTCACGAACGGGACCGGGAATCTCTTTTGTGTAGGCCAGAATAATGGTCAGTCCTCGGCCGGGTATGCCTATGCGGCATTCCCGGCCTCTATCGCCGTAGGTGATCTGTTCGCGTTTGCTGCCTCGATAACCCAAGGGACGGTAACCGTTGATATTTACAACCCGCAGACCGGGGCACTGATATCATCATCAGCTGCTTTCCCTGGGACCCGAGTGGCCGGAACAAATAATGTCCTGCTGGGGAGGAAAACTGATAACAACAACGAAACAACGACCAAGTATATCAAGTCGGTTTTGTTGATGGAGGGCGTGCTTACTTCAGCAGAGAAGGTTTCTGTTTCACAGTTCTTATTATCTATGGATTAAAAAACTCCCCCGGTGTGCCTCCGGGGGCTTTTTTTAGCTGATTGCAATCTTCCCGGATAACATGTTTCTCAGCGTCGAATACATGCTGTTTTTTTCTGTCGTCGTCAGGTTCACACCAGACCACAACCCCCAGGCTGATTCCTGAACCGGCCCGTTCACTCCGCCCGTCACGGTTGAAATATCATATCCGATACCCAGCCGGATCGTTGATGCCGGAATTGACCTTGTCGTGAATGCCGCCAGAGTTGCGCTGACCAGAGCACCGTCTCTGAACAAGTGAAGCTGAACACCTGCTGCTGAATAGTCCGCAACAAGCAACATAAACTTTGTCAGGTCTGCTGCGGTCAAAGCCAGAGACGACGTTGCCACGCCTGTCGTCGTACTGCCAATCGCTCTGGCCGTCAGGTTAACCGGGTCAATAACGAATGTATCGCCCTGTGGTACCGGCGGTGTGCCATTCCCTCCATGATATGATCCCATTACCAGAGAACGTAGCGAGCCGCTAATGACCGGTTTAACAAGCGCCATCATGGTTTTTACCGGTGTATCTTCAACGCCGGTATCGTATCCTGCGTTATAGCCATTCAGAGTCTGATAACCATCACCCATCACTGGAGAACCAATTTGTGTTGGTGTAGACCCCGCCAGCATGGTTACCCCGTCAGCATTCAGTAGACCGATGTTCGCAACCGTTGGTTGAGGGTAAATACTACCAATGATATTGGCCGGATCCCAGCCTGAGCCATCTACGATAAAACCTAATTTTGCGACCATATTTACCTCTTAATTCAGTGTGATTTCTTCTACGATGGCATAGTTATCCATGCGGTATGCCGCGCCAGTTGGATCGAATTTGATTGTGTCGCCCTGGCTGTCACGCAGGCAGCAGCGCGGACCGTTAGTCCTGCTCGGGAGTGTCCCGGTAGTGCCGCCAGTAAAGCCAAGTCGGATTTTTGAGCCTGCGGGAATGCCTCCGGAGGCACGGACTCGCAAGCGGTTGAGGTGTACCGAAACCTCTGTCAGCGTCAGCGCATTGCCAGACGGATCTACGGCAGACACGCCATAATTCCCCGGATCGGCGACAATGCTGGTGTCCAGCACCAACTTGCCAACTGGTTCATACCAGATGTTTGCTATGCCCCCCTGAAGAGAAACGTCCTGCGACCACAGCGGCTCAAACTTCTTACCTGTCAACATCTCCTGCTCGATAGCCAGGCCAAAGCGATAGCCGCAAATCTTCGAGTCTAAGCCCAGAAGGTGCGCTGTATCGTAGTAGTCGTACATGTACATGGGCTGTACCAGCCTTACGTCATCGCGTGTTCTGGCAAGCTTCAACAACGCAAGGGGGATGGTTGGATAACTGGTGTTTGGGGTGCGGTTTTTCCAGCTGTTAAACTGATAGATAAACCACGGAAGTGACTCAGTTTTCCCTGTCACGTCGCTGGCAAAGCCATTGATGGCCGCAATCATTTTGTCAAAACTGTCGAGATAGACTTCTTCAGTTGTTCCTGCGCTCTGGTCACTTTCATTACCCATATAAATCATTGCATAAGGTGAGTATGTAAGTCCCAGTTCATTAGCGCGCGCTTTACCGTATGTCATGTCATCAATGATGCGCTGCATGTAAGGACCTGGATTCTGGCGCAACTGAGCTATGGTTTTACCGCCCTGAGCCGGGACAGAACCCAGAATTTTAATGTCACCAGACGCATAGCCTTCCGCTTCAGCAGACAGCCGGTCAAATATCGCAGTAATTGCCCCGCCCATAGGTGTTTCATAGGCGATGCCATCACCTGTATCGTGCATTGTTTCGATATACGGAATCAGGCTTGAGTGGTTTTCAGCGGACGTTCCCGAACCATCTTGTGCCCGGGCGCCACCGTTAAAACGGCTAGCATTGGGAATGGCGGTAACGGTCTGAAGTGGCGCGGCATTTACCCCAGCCTTCAGTGACTGCCCGAAGCCGATGATGTGGATTATATCTGCCAGTCTTTTAGCAAGAGGTTTTCTATCAACGGGTAACGAGTCTGATTCGATAGAGCCAGCGATAAGCCTTTTCACTTTTATCGTGCCGGACTCAACACTTCCATCGGCTTTCCCGCCGTGTGTAACCCGCCCGTAATCATCCATCCAGCCCCACAGAAAACCATCTGGTAATACGCCAGTGGTTTTCCCCCCACCATGAAAAACGATGTCACCAAGCAGTTTTCCGATACTGGCAACCAGTGCCTGTAACTTACCAGCAGCAAAAGTACCGTCATCTTTCAGGCCAACAGCTGCGCTGCCGAACAAACTCATCAGCGCCCATTCAAATCCCGGAGGAATATTTGAGGTTACCTCAGCCCCGCTCGCCAGCTTCATTGATTCCGTCGTCAATGACTTGATATCAGCTGACGCAAACGCTGCAAGGTTCGCGATCATCTTCCCGAAATTCAGGGCACCAGTGGAGTCAATACCACCGACATACTGCCCCTGCGGATTAGAAAAAACAGCGTCAAACCCGGACGCACCACTGGTACTGAACATGGAGTTAAAGAGGTAGAGAAAATCGAAAAACCGCTGAGCGCCAAGCAGCCATGCAACCTCCTGAGCAACACCATTCGCATTAACAAAATATCGAAAGGCCACAGGCGATTCGGTCCCTTGCGGCGTACGGAAATATTGCCCGTTTGTTGTGCCTGCTATCCCGGATGGCTCATCCGGAAACGTTGAGTTGGAGGTATCAAGCGACGCGAGCACGCTTTCAATATCAGCAGTGATCCCGCGCCAGGTAGGAAGAGGCTCTCCGCTGCGGTCATCCACCGTGGATTGTTCACCATTGACCAGCTTATCCAGACGCTCGGCGTTATCGAGCAACACAGCGGGAGACGTGCTCCCCAGCTCCGGGTTAAAGGCCATGTTTTTTGCTCCAAAAAAGGCGTTCGCCCAAACGAGGGTTTGAGCGAAAAGAGTTAATTAGGGGAATTTGTGGTTTTAGGCGACGTCGCCGGGGTA